CCACAGAATGTAAACGAGATGACATCGTTTTGGAGAAGGCTTATGGATGGCTTTCTAAGCACCTACATTGGCTTTAGAATTTCAGAGGTACTATCGACAGGAATCAAGCGAGTAAATGAGTTAATTGGAAAAAGCAGAGGCAATGGACTAAGCAACGAGCAGATAGCTGACTTAATTAGACAGACAGACCTTGTGCTACGATCTAACACGATTGCAAGAACAGAGGTTACTAACGCAATGAGTAAAGCACAACTTCTTGCACTAGAAAGCTCAGGTTTAAATTGGCAGAAAGCATGGAAGGCTATTCGTGACGATAGGACTAGAGATGCTCACCTATTTACAGACCCTAAATTCTTTATTCCGATAAAGAATAACTTTATTATCAATGGTCAGCAGTTGGCATATCCTGGTGATTCAACCCAAGGAGCTTCTATGACTAACACGATTAATTGCAGATGCAGATTGTCGTTTAAGCAGGAGGGCAATAGGTTTGGATTTACAAATCGTTAAAAAACCTTATCTTTGACTATGGATTTATCAAAAGCATTAAAAGCTGGTTATTTTCAAGCACTATACCCAGAGATAGGTGTACCTATCTACGATGCGTTTTCTATCCCTGAGATGGCAGGATATCCCTATGTGATTATCTCTAGCATTACTACTTCTGAGATTACTAACACTACTTGCAAGAAGTTCAATGCAGATGTTACCTTGGATATTGTAACAGGCTTTACTAGACCTACCGGTATGGATCAGGCATTTGACATCGCTCAGGATATTGAAGACATTATAAATCCTATGAGTAATGCTGACATTAACATTAATGCTTACGGATGGGAGATTGGCACTACCAACCTAGCAAGTTCTGATAGTGTTCAGTTGAGAACAGGTGAGTATTGGATTTACAGAAATGTTAGGACATATTCTCACATAATTGTACCATTTTGATTATAAAAAAAAATCTGATACCTTTGAAATAATAAAATAATAAGACTATGGCTAACGAATTATTTAGTAAAGATATTGGTGTTTACATTGACATTTCTGCAACTTCAACACCATCTTGGAAATTGGCGGTTTGTACCTCCTCAAAATCTTTGTCTATTTCCGTAGGCTCTACAGAAATCAACAACGATTGTACTGGTGACTTCGTAAGAAACCTTCCTTCTACTGCTTCTTGGACAATGAGCTTTGAGGGTGATGTTAATACCAACCCAGGTGTTAATGAAGTTTCTGCTGAAGACATCTTTGGATATACTATTGCTAGAGCAACAAGAAAGTTTAAGTTTGAATCGCTAGATGCTTCTTACATCAGATATGGTGAAGGGTTCATCTCTCAGTTTGACGAAACTGCAACTGCTCCTGAATATCAGACATACTCTGTAACCATCACAGGTTCTGGCCCAATTGATGACGCAGTAACAACTTAATTTCTGTTTTTCGTGTTTGTGTTTAGTAAAAAGGCTCCTTTTTTAGGAGCTTTTTTTTTGCTTGTTACATTTATTACTAAATTAGTGGCATGACAGGAATAATGACACTAAACATAGGCGGCAAGAACCGAACTTTGCGGTTCAATAACTTTTCAGCTATCGAACTTGCTAAGATTATCTACAAGGGTGAAAATGCTAATTTTGAGACAGATGATTTGCTAAATCGAATTATGAAACTTAATGAGAAGAATCACTTTCTACTTGTTAAAACTTTGATTTACGCAGGCATCATTGGCAATGACTATGTTGTAGGCTTTGAGGAGTCTGTAACTGTGGAACAGGTCGGAGAGTGGATTGCTGAAATTAATGATAAAGACATCTATTCTGTATGGCAAACTTTTTGGACTTCTATGGGAGTTGACTTGCCTGCGGTTAAGGATTTGGAATCAACGACAGATTCTGTCGCTGAAAAAAAAAGTTAACATGGATTGATATTTGCCAAGAATGTTTTGGTGAACTTCGCATACTTCCTCGAAATTTTTATGAAATGACTTTTGCCGAGACTATCTTGACCATGCGTGGTCATCAGGTTAGTCAGTCAAGAGAGTGGGAAAAATATCGGCTTGTTGCATACCAGGTTTACACCTCGATTCCTAAGAAGGCTCCTAATAAATCTATTCAGCAGTACTTCCCATTGCCTACTGATCAGGGTGGCAAGAAATTAGATTCATCATTGGTTAAAGCTCGTAGAAATGCCTTCTTAGATAAGATGGCTAAAAATTAGTATTTTTGAAACATGAATGAGCTTCAAATAAGAATAACTGCCGATTTAAAGGATTTGCAATCAGCCATTAACAAGGCGAAGGCAACTCTAAAATCATTTGAATCTGAAACTGCAAAGGACAAAGCGAAGTCTAATGCGGAACAAGAAAGAAGTATTGGATTAATTGAAAGACAAATTCAAAAAGCCAAGGAGCTAAAAGTTTCTTTAAGTCAAGCAACTAATGAGAAAGATGTTGCTTTTTTTAATGCTGAGTTAGAACAAACAAATATTGAATTAGCAAGACTAAATGCTTTAGGAAAGTCTTTTTCTGCACCTGCTGTTAAGTCATTTGATAACTTAAAGCGTTCCGCTGGAGCTGCTGCTGGAACAGCGATTTCTTTTAGTAGAATTATTCAAGATGCTCCATTTGGTATCATTGGTGTAGCTAACAACATTCAGAATTTCGGTGAGCAATTTGTAGCATTAGGAGATAAGTCTACAACTGCTGCTGGAAAACTTAAACTTTTCTTTTCTGCCTTAATTACTCCTTCTAATCTTGCAATTCTTGCAGTTTCAGCTTTAACTGCTGCATATCAGGCTTATACTCTTGGATTGTTTGATGCTGAAGACAAGACAAAAGATGTAATTTCTGAAACTGAAAGATTTAGTGAATCTTTAAATAATGTAATAAAATCATTAAATGATGTTGATTCAGCAAGATTAAAAGCTAATAAATCAGCAGCAGAAGAAGTTGCAGAAGTTCAATTATTAAATTCTGTTTTAAATAATACTAGTAAATCTGAGAATGAAAGAGTAATAGTATATAATAAGTTATTAGAAAAATACCCTAAAATTATTGGGAATATTACCAAAGAAAAAGCTCTTACAGAAGGATTAGGAGAAGCATATAATTTGCTTATTTCTTCCATTAGAGAAAGAGCATCCCTAGAAGCAATTGCAGATGTATTTGCAGATGTAGAAAAAGAAAGGATTGAATTAATTGTAAAAGAAAGAAAAGAAACTCTTTTGCAAAATGCATTACTAGAAAGAAAATCTGAATTAACTAAAAACATTACATCACTTTCCAAGAGTAATAATAATGTTACTGCAAGAGGAACTACAACCACAACTGGATTTTCAGAAGCATTAAGTAGAAATCAAGCTGAATTAGCTTCAGTAAATGAACAACTTTCTTTATTAGGAAATGTTTCAATGAAATCTACTGAAAAAGCATTGCAAGAAAATTCTGGTACATTAACAATATTAGAAGAGCAATACGGAGGTCTAAATCAATCCTTAGCTAATTTATCAACTAATGATAAGCCTTTAAAAAATTTAGTAAGAACATTTGAAGATTTGTCAGCATTCAATGTTGACATGATACTAGAAAGAGCAAGTCTTGAAAGGCTTGCTAAATTTAGTCAAGAGGCAGAAGCTACATTTTCATCAATTAGATCAGGAGCCGCAGATACTAGAGGTGTTTATACAGAAAATATAGAAGCAATTCGGCAAAAAAATTTAGAATTTGAAGAATCATTACAAAGCATTGGTTTAACATCATCTCAAGTATTTAGAGCTATTGCTAGTGGTGCAGCAGAAGGATATACAAGTTTTAGTGATTTTATTAGAGATTTAGCCAATGCTCAAGAAACATTTAATCAAGCATTTCAAGCTTTAGAAGTTGGTATTGAAAACACTATTGGAGATGTTGGATTTGCTATTGGAAATGCCTTAGGAAGCGGAACAGATGCTCTTAGAGCTGGAGGATCTGCATTGCTTGGAGGTATTGCTGGAATTTTAAATCAATTAGGTCAATTAGCTATTGGAGCAGGTATTGCAATTGAATCAATTAAAGAATCTTTAAAGGGATTAGTTGGTGCCCCTGCTATCATTGCTGGTGTTGCATTGGTTAGTCTTGCAGGATTTGTATCTTCTCAAGCAAATAGATTATCTGGGAGATTTGGAGGTGGAGGAGGAGGTTCTGCTTCAGCAGGAACAGGCTCTACCTTTACCAACAGAAGAGAATTTGGTGGCCCTGTATCGAAAGGTAGAGCATACATTGTAGGTGAGCGTAGACCAGAGTTGTTTGTGCCTAATACTAATGGAGTAATTGTGCCTCAAGTGCCATCAATGGACTATTCTGGTGCATCAGTAAGTTCAGGAATGTACGGTGTTGAAGTAATGCTTAAAGGCCCAGATGATTTGCTATTCTTTGTAGAGCAGGCTCAAATCAGAAGGAACATAAGATAAAAAAAACCTTGACCACACGGCCAAGGCTTTCTGTTAACAAAAACCCAAAATAACTGCTATGAAACTCTTTTTCTTAGTAGTGCTATCTTTCTGATTCGATCCTCATCGACATCGTACTTAATGCAACTTTTCTCGATTAATTCGTCTGTGATGTTGTCAGGTCTTGCCCTGATTTCTGCTATGCACTTGGCGATAACATCTGATGATTCTTTCAATGTTCTGTTCATGTTGGGACAAATCTAGCAGTAGACTAAATATAAGTCAAGATAATCCCTATTTTTTTTTGTATTTTTGACCAATGGCAGAATACAGATTCATTTGGGGACTATTTGGTGGCACAGGTTCAATCACAGTTAATGGTGATGTCCCTCAACCATTTTATGAAGAAGGAACTTCTTTAACCATTGTTGGAACATTTGACCCTGGTTTTTCATTCTTTTCCTATGACATAAATAACGGTTTCCTAAATGCCAATGCCAATCCTTGGACTTTTTTAATGCCATCTAGGGATATTAAACTAAGAGTTACACTTACGGGATCATACACTCCTTCTGATGCTGATTACGAGTTAAAGTACTTTACAGAGACTTGCGACCAATCAAATCAACTAATCAGAGTAGAGATTTACGAGTTCGGATATGTAGGTTCTGCTACAAAGAAGGATAGTGCAGGATTTTCTTTCCGTTGGGGAAACTTTGGTCAAGACGAACTTGAGCCAATCGTAAGGTCATTCTTTAACTTTGGCCTTGTCGGAATGCGTGACGAGTACTTCGAGCTTCTTGAAGGAGGATATAGAAAGTGGCAGGTAAGAGTTCTGATTGAAGGGGATTTGTTCTGGAAAGGATATGTAAACAACTCAACGCTGACTATCAATGAGATAGGAATTAAAGAAGTCATGGAGTTTACCGCTTCTGATGGATTGAATGCATTTGACTCTAAGCGAGTTGTAGATCAATACTTTGCAGGATTTGCAGGTGGAAGTATGCTTGGTGGCTTGTTCGGTGCAATTAATCAGACATACAAAGAACTTCGACCTATTAATCTTGCTTGTGAAATTTACGAGACTAGGCTAGATAGAGATGATTCTGTTTTTGCACAACTTCTAGTGCCTGCCAACGCAGTATATACTGATGGAGACATTCCTTTGTTTTATGGCAATGGTGAGATAGCAGAGAATACATCTGTATACATTTCTGAGTTTATTGATGCAATACTAAAGCCTTTTCTTTGCAGAATATTCTTGTGGAGAGATGAGTTCTATGTGATATCAATGCCTGAACTAGCAAAAGATTCTTATAGACTCTTTAACTTTAACAACGAAGCAGAGTTTGAAGGCATTAGTACAATAACACCTGGCATGGATGTTTCTTGCAAGTTTACCGCAGGACAACGAACAGGAAGACCTGTTTATACAGAGTTCACAGCAACCTTAGAGCTAGGGGTTCTCGATTACTCCTCTCGTGGAGGAATCTACGAGGAGCCATTTACTGTTGATTCATGGTTCTATGGTTCTGTTATATCAGCATATCCTAACATATATCAACTCCGTGCATGGAACTATGTCAATGCTATTCCAAGTAGTAGACCTGCATTTTATCCTATGGGAGATGCTCCTGCCCTTGTGCAGTATGTTTCTGATTCGCTAGGAGAATACGCTAAGATTTGGGGTACAACGGATGTAACTGGTATTGCAGATGATAAGTTATCGTTCATAGAACTTGATTCTACAAGAACAGGACAAGACATTGCGATTGCTCAAGGCTTGGCAAATACGCTTAGCTTTCAGTTAGAGTTTATCTTCGAGCTAGGACTTAGTGATAATGTTGTTCGAGTTAACACAAACGCTGGTGTTCAGATTCGCATCGGATCAAGCTACCTTCAGTTTGATGGTGTAGATGAATTTACTTGGACTACTACTCCGACTATCATGCAGTTCCCGATGAAAGATGGTGTTCGTATGTGGAATAAGCTAGACATCGTTGGTGTAGTTGTACCTGAAGACGGAGCGGTCATTATAAGGCTATATGAGGTCATTACAACGAACTTAGCATCGGTAGATGGGTACACAGTAGGGTATAGAAATATGTCGCTTAAAATCGAAGAAAATGATGCCTTTGCGACAGAGGAAATATCAGAGAAATTCGTAACCGATGAATCTTACTCCAATGTCTACGATGATGTCAAATTTAAGATTGGCGATGTCGACACAGAAAACTCAAGTAGTGCTATACGGCTCGACTTACCTGGATATGGCAATCCAAATTCTCAGGCTTGGTCTAGGGATGGTGTCGAGTCAGTACCATTGATTCAGATATTCCTTCAGGAGTTAGCAAACATAAAGGGTAGACAAAACCCTAGATTGATATTGACATTGCCTAGAAGTGCTGCAAATCCATTGGAAATAAAACCATATCAGAACATCGAATACGATGGACATTATTGGATGGTAATTGCGATGGATGTAGATTTAATGGCAAATAGTTGGAGATTAGAATTAGCAAGATTAGGCGAAATAGGAAGTTAATATGGCAGATGTATCAGGTAAGTTTTTCTCAGCTAAGAAAGTAAGAACAGGTGTATCACCAAGTAGCCCAGGTGTTGAGCAGGGTGAGGTATTACCTCCTGTTAACCCTCCTGGCACTTCTCTGAACTCAGTAGGTCTTACCATGCCTTCTGCGTTCAATGTTGCCAATAGTCCATTGACTAGCAACGGAACGATTGCAGTTACGGGAGCAGGAACAGTTTCTCAGTATGTTCGAGGAGACGGATCATTGGCAGACTTTCCAGAGTCTAGCGGTGGAGGCTCATCTGTTAGCTACTACTTAAACGGATCAGTCAGCCAAGGTACTATTGGAGGTGTTGCTTATCTAGAAATGAATAAAGTTCCCATTTTGGGTGCAGGAACTGATTTTACGAGAAACTCAAACGGATACATTGCTTCGTTTATTACTGATGCAGGAGACCCAAACTTGCTAGAGATTCCAGGTGGTAACTGGAACTTTGAAAGTTACTTTAGTGCGTCAAGTGGGGGAGGTTCTCCTACTTTCTATGTAGAGCTTTACAAGGTTAATTCAGGAGGTACGGCTACTTTAATTGCTAGCAATAGTGCAAACCCTGAGTTAATTTCTTTTGGTACAACAATAGCACCTTATTTTTCTTCTCTTGCAGTACCTACTACTGTACTTGCGTTGACTGATAGGCTTGCAGTTCGTTACTATGTAACTCCTAGCGGTAGAACACTAACCCTACATACAGAAGGGCCTCACTTGTGTCAGATCATAACCACGTTTACCACTGGAATAACTGCATTAAATGGCTTGACTGCTCAAGTGCAAAACTTTGCGGTTGGCACTACGGGAACAGACTTTAATATTGCAAGTGCAACTGCTACCCATACTTTTAACTTGCCTACGGCTTCTGCAAGTAACAGAGGAGCGTTAAGCAGTGCTGATTGGACAATATTTAATAATAAGGAGAATGCTATTATTGCTGGCACAACGGCGCAATACTATCGCGGCGATAAAACCTTTCAAACTCTTAATACTAGCGTTGTACCTGAATTAACAAACCTTTATTATACCGAGGCAAGAGTAAGTGCCAATACGGATGTCGCAGCCAACACCGCTGCTCGTCATAACGCAGTTACTTTAGGTACGGCTAACGGTCTTAGTTTGTCTACGCAGCAGTTGTCTTTAGGTCTAGCAAGTGCAGGAGTAACAGGAGCATTGAGCGGAACGGATTGGACAACATTTAACAACAAGCAGAACGCTTTGACTAATCCTGTAACAGGAACGGGAACTAATAACTATTTACCAAAATTTACAGGAACTACTACCATTGGCAATAGTTTAATACAGACTGATGTTTCAGGTAATTTAATGGTAGGTTCTGCTGATGCAGGAGATGCAGGTAATATAAATGTTAGCGTTGGTATTGCTGGTAGTACATCAGGAGGTTTACAATTATGGTCAAATGACCTTGCGACCCATTATATACAATTTGGTGATGGAACAACAGGAGACCAAAAATATGCAGGATATGTAGGATATTCTCACTCTACCAATGCTATGGTATTTGGTACGGATTCAGGGAATAAAATGCGTATTTTCTCCGATGGAAATGTTTCTATAAGCAACTTTCCATTTAACGGAGGATTTAAACTAGATGTTAACGGAACAGGTCGTTTTATTGGTAATTTAACTGCTGCATCATTTATTCGAAGCGGAGGCACATCTAGCCAATTTTTAAAAGCAGATGGCTCTGTTGATTCTAATACCTATGTTACAGGGGGACCATATCTTCCTTTAACAGGAGGCACTTTAACAGGAACTCTAAACGGAACAACTGCGGTATTCTCAAATACTGTTACAGGTTTTCAAGGTACGTTTACCGATGGCAACCAAGGATTAATTATTGGTTATTATACAGGAGGTAGCGGATATGGTGCGATTTATGCATCTACACTAACTATAAATAACTCTAATTATGCACTAATTGCTAAGAGTGATAATACCATTCTTAATGCTCCAACAGGAGGCTCTGTAAATGTTTCGATTGGTAATACACCTAGACTAACAATAGCATCAACAGGAGCGGCTACATTTACAAGTAGTGTAACTATTACAGATGGTGGATATTACATTTATGATACAAGGACAAATTTAGCAAATAGAAATTGGGTTTTAGTTTCTAATGCACAATTCTTTGGAGATTTCGCTATTCGTCAATCAAATGCTAAGGATGGAAACCCATTAACCGCAGGGACAGATAGATTTTATATTGGACCCACAGGGGCGGCTACTTTCTCAAGTAGTGTAACTGCTACTAGCATTATAAGAAGCGGAGGCACAAGCAGTCAATATTTAATGGCTGATGGGTCTGTTTCTACTTTGACTAACCCTGTGACAGGGACAGGGACAAGCGGACAGGTTGCTTTTTGGAATGGAACAACAACTCAGACTGGAGATTCTAAATTAACATTTAATAGTTCAACAGGATTATTGACTTTAGATGGAGATTTAACTTTTACAGGCGCTCATTCTATATCTACCTCAACAGGTAACATTACTATATCTACGGCTGGAGGTAATGGAAATATCTTACTTAGTCCAAATGGGACAGGCTTTACTCAAATTAATTCAGCATTAGTAGCAAGAGATATTGAATTGTCTATTGATACTAACTCAACAAGATATGTTGGTAGATTTAGTAGCTCTTACATTCAATACGGAAGAGGTGCAGCAAGCAACATTGGAGATTTAGCATTTTATACAGCAAACTCTTCAACTGCGGCTTTACGAATGACTCTCAACTCCTCAGGCAACCTTGGCTTAGGAGTTACACCGAGTGCGTGGGGGACTAGTTTTAAAGCAATTCAAGTTGGGTATGCTGCTGTTTTATGGGGAACTAATTCGTCTAATGAATTTTATGTTGGTAATAATTATTATGTATCATCAACAGGCAGAAGATATTTAAATAATGGATTTGCAACAGAATATTTTCAATTTAATGGAGAACATTCTTGGCAAACCGCCCCATCAGGAACGGCAGGCAATGCTATAAGCTTCACCCAAGCGATGACATTGTTTGCTAGTGGAAATCTAGCAGTAGGACCTACAACAGACGCAGGCTTTAAGCTAGATGTTGCAGGAACTGCAAGAGTTACAGGAGCGACCGCATCCCCTACATTAACACTTGCCAACTCAACTGGTGGGACTTTAGCAGACTTTACCATTACAGAAAATACAGGCTTAATTGTTAATTCATACGAAGGAGCATCTGCAAGAAGTATTGATTTTAGAGTAGCTGGGACATCTGCTTTGTTTGTTGCAACCAGCGGCAACGTAGGAATCGGAACGACTAGTCCTGCGGCAAGATTCCATACATCTACAACAACTGCTGGTAATTCAGTTGGGGCTTTATTTGCTAACCCAAATCAAGCTGGGTCCACTGATTCTGTTTCGTTAAACTTTGGACTTGGGAGAAGTGTTGACTCTTTTTTGTTTTCAATACCAGCAATTACTTTTGGCAAAGAACAACAATGGACTAGTACAGGTAGTACTGTTGATGGGTATTTAGCATTTTCTACAATCTTAAATGAAACTGCTGCCGAACGAATGCGAATCACCGCAGCAGGCAACGTGGGCATCGGAACGACTACTCCAACATATACGCTAGAAGTTAATAGCGGCTCATCTCAATATGTAAACGCTAGATTTTATTCTAGTTCGCATTCTTTGTTAATGATTGAAAGTACAACCGCAGCTAGACAAGCAATTTTAGTACATAAATCACCAACTAGAGAATGGACTGTCGGACTTGAAACTAATGGAGATTACCTATGGTATGACAATACCGCTGCGGCACATAGAATGCGCATCACTTCAGGCGGCAACGTGCTGATTGGAACGACAACTGACGCAGGCTTTAAGCTAGATGTCAACGGAACAGGTAGGTTTAGTGGGGCTGGAAATGCTTTAAGATTAAATTCAACTTCAAATGATGTTTGGCAAACCTTTATACCACAAAGCGGAAATACTTGGAGAATACAAGCAACAACAGGAAATGTATTTGGTATTTACAATGAAAATAGTGCTTTCTTTCCGCTAACCATAGCCTCCACAGGCGCAGCTACCTTCTCCTCTTCGGTGACGGCAACTGCATTAACTCTTACCTCAACTGATTCTGTAATTGCAACCAACACCTCTGATGGTACTGATAATAAATCCATTAACATATCAGGAGGAGGTACTCAATCTATTGCAAGAGGTGCTAATCTAAGATTGTATGGAAATGAATATACAGGAGAAGTAGGCAACGCATACTTGTTTAGTGGAAATGTAGCTAACTCAAATATTGTATTAAACGCTTATTCTTCTAGTTCAACTATACAGTTTTTGACTAATAATGTTGAAAGAATGCGCATAACTTCCACAGGCAACGTAGGTATAGGTACTACATTGCCAGCAACATTATTGCATATCGCATCTTCAGGTAATACATTTTTAACAATAGATGGAGGTGCATCAAGTAATACAGGACTTGCTTTTTATAAGGCAGGAAGTGCAGCAGGGGCAATTTACTATTTAGGAGCAAGTGATGCAATGAGGTTTGATACGTCTAACACCGAACGTATGCTAATCACCTCAGGCGGAAATGTTCTGATTGGAACGACAAGTGATAATGGAAGCAGACTAAGAGTTAATGGCTCTGTTTTTATTAATGAAAATACTGCAATTGATTCAAAAACCACAACTGGAGTTGGTAATACAGCAGTAGCAATAGCAAATTTAAGTGGTTCTGAAGGTTCTATTTATTTTATTACTGCTGTTAATGGGGCAAATTATTATAGATTTTCTGCAATGCAAGTTCAAAATACAATTACTAGATTTAATGAAATATCAATCGGAACAGTTCCTGGAAGTAGCCTAGTAATATCTTCAGGAATATTAAATATGCAAATTACTTCAGGTACTTGGACAGTAAAATGTACTCAAATAAGAACAGTTTAAAAAATACAACAAATGAAACAAATTGAAAAAATCCAAGTGTGGAAAAACGGAGAGCAGCTTGAGGCTTCTCTTCTTAACGCAATCATTGTAAACGATAACCTTGAGAGTGCTTGCACTTTCTATTACCAACTAATGACAGGCGGTCAAGGAACAGAGGCAATGCCAATCTCAGTTGGTCAGTTAGTTGCTGAAGGCAATATTTCTCTAAGTGGAGAAGAATATTTAGAGTGGAACGGCTCCAATGATTATGCTTATGAGTATATTGCTGAAAAATTAAACCTTACACTTGTACCATGAATGTAAATCTAGCAATCGCCCTAACTGACATCGAGGGCAACGCAATCCAAAACGAGAAAGGCGAAGAGATGCTCCTTTCTAAAATGGTTGGCAACGCATTGTTTGCTGCCGAGGAGAAAGAAGACCCGATTCGTCTTTACGAGTTGGCTAAGAAAATCTACTACTCCGAAGCAGAGATTGAAGTAAGCAAATCCGATGCAGACCTAATCAAAGAGAAGGTAAAGGCTAAAGGCTTTACTGTGCTTGTTTTAGGACCTCTCTACGAGGCTTTAAAGGAAAAGTAATAGTAAACCACCACCGATGATTTAAAGGGCTAGAAATAGCCCTTTTTTATTTCCTATTAAATGCCTTATTTTTGGTAAACGAATAGCGATTTATAACATGAATATCTTGCAAAAAGACGAAATAGGAGTACCATCTACCCTTGTGGCATTTGTGGCAAATGTTTTTCAAGCAATCGGGATAGATTTCCTAAATGTGGTTCTTACCATGATTATTTCTTTGCTTTCAATCGTATATCTGATCTACAAAATTAAAAACGAGAAAGCAGCACTAGAAGCAAGAAAAAAAGATGAAGAAGGGAAGTAATGCTAATAGCAAGCCATCTGCATTTGGAAAGAAGCGAGAGGGCAAAGCAAAGAATCTAAATACACCTAAAGGAAAAAAGGTAAGTAAATACAGAGGTCAAGGCAGATGAAAAAGTTTTTCGAGTGGTCTAGTGGTTTTCTATCTGAAAACGGACAGGCATCCAGCAAACGATTTGTAGGAGTATTCTCAGCAGTAGCTTTGTGCTACACGTTGTATGCTAATCACGATGCGGTAAACGAGCCAAGCGAAGCCTTGGTTTATTCTGTTGCAGCATTGTCTGCTGCTGCTCTAGGTATTAGTGCAGCAGAAAAGATATTTAAGAAGGAATGAAGAATCTAAGCAAGGAGGAACTGCTTTACAGGATGGAGGCAATTAATCGTAGCAATGCGATTATTTACTTTGACCTAAACGGTTTTATCCTTGGAGTAAATACACTTTTTTTAAAGGCTATGGGATTAGCCGATAATGAACACGACAAGCTAATAGGCAAGCACCATTCTATTTTTGTTAGCTACGAATACTCAAAGTCTGACGATTACACAAAGTTTTGGGAGACGCTAAGAGAGGGCAGGTATTATGAGGGTGAGTTTGAAAGGCGCAAGATTGACGGCAGCCATATTTTCCTTCAAGCTACCTACAACCCAATCCTAGACGAGAGCGGTGCAATCACTAAGATTATGAAGATTGCAACCGACATTACAGAAACGATTGTCAGCAAGAATAAAATCGAAGAACTTTCTGCCAAGGTAAAGGCAGAGTTAGAAAACTCTAACAAGCTAAGGGCAGCAATTGAAATAGAAAAGGATGCAGCAGTAAATGACCTAGACGCTACGATTAAAAAAAGCCAAAACGAACTTATTAAAGTAATCGTAAAGTCTGCTCTGTTTGTGATTATGTCGGTCGGCTTTATCACTACTATAATGTACTCGTTTGCAATCCTGTCTAATAAGGACACGCAAATTATCGGCTCAACGTGGAGCAATATGTTTTCAGTACTGCTTACCAATGCGTTTTCTATTGTAGGAACTATTATGGGTATTAAATACGCAACCTCAGAAGATAAAAAATCTAAGAATGAAAATTAGCACACACCTTAACCTAGCAGAAGTCACTAGAAGCGATTCTGCAAAGCGTCACGGGATTGACAACACTCCAACTGCTGAACACTTGGAGAACTTTAAGCTACTTGCAGAAAAAGTATTTGAGCCAATCAGATTGCACTTTAAAACTCCTATCTTTATCAGCTCTGGCTACAGAAGCAAGGCTCTCAATGATTTTATCAAAGGCAGTGCAACTTCCCAACATTGCAAGGGTCAAGCAATCGACATCGACATGGATGGAAGCAAGGGCGGAGTAACTAATAAAATGGTCTTTGACTTTATTGTCTCACGCTTAGACTTTGATCAGCTGATTTGGGAATTTGGGACTGATGCTAATCCTGATTGGGTTCATGTTAGCTACGTTAAAACAGGCAATAGAAAGCAAAAGCTGAAGGCCGTTCGGTCTGGAGGCAAAACAGTGTACCAAACTATTCCTTAATGGAACTTATAAAAATAGCACGTAATGTGCATTCTCTTTCACTAAAAACAGAAGAGAATCGGGTAGCTTTACTTTCAGATATTCACTGGGATAATCCTAAGTGTGATCGTGAACTGTTAAAGAGACATCTTGACTATTGCCTTGAGCAGAATATCCCTATTTTTATTAATGGGGATTTTTTTTGCTGCATGCAGGGCCGTATGGATCGCAGAAACAATAAGTCAGACATAAGGCCAGAGCATAATAACTCAAAGTACTTGGATAGCATAGTAGAAACTGCGGTAGAATGGTGGTCTCCTTATGCTTCAATATTAACTGTTATTGGATATGGCAACCATGAAACTTCTATAATTAAGTATTCTGAAACTGACATCCTTCAAAGATTTGTAGACCTATTTAACTACAAGAATAAAAGCAATGTATATGTGGGTGGATATGGTGGGTGGATAGTTCTTAAATATGATTTAAGACCTAGCACTTCAATGACAAAAAATTTGAAGTACCATCACGGAATCGGTTTAGGAGGAATTGTTACACGTGGTGCCATTAACTTAACAAGATCATTAGAGATGTATGAAAACATGGACATCTTTGTGATGGGTCACATCCATGAGAACTCAAGTAGAAATGATGTTAGAGATACCCTTCAGTATAACAAAGGAAAGCGCATTTACGAACTACAGCAAAAGCAGATTCACCTTGCTATTACAGGTACATACAAGGAAGAGTACGGTGATGGTAGTCAGGGATGGCATGTAGAAAGAGGGGCACCAGTTAAGCCAGTTGGAGGCAGAATTTTGACCTTGCATGGCAGAAGGTATGTAAAAGATGGGTCAGATAATTATGAACTATTAGTAGATTCACATAAATTTCCGCTATGAAAGCAGTACTAGAATTTGATTTGCCTGAAGAGAATAACGATTTCCATGCGGCAATAAACGGACATAAATATAAAATTGCCCATTGGGAGTTGGACCAGCTTTTACGCTCTGAAATGAAATACAAGGAATTATCTGAAGATACTTATAAAGCTTATGATTTTTGCCGTAAGGAATTAAGAAAGATACTTGAAGAAGACAACCTTTTTATCGAACAATAATGCCACTACCTAAGCCAAAGCCTGCCGAGACACAGAGTGAGTTTATCTCACGATGCATTGTCGACCCAATTATGGAACGAGAGTTCCCTGAAAGTAAACAAAGAGCTGCTGTATGTTATTTTCAATACACCAATGGAGGATCAAAGAATTAGAATAGCTATTTTTGCTTTTCTTGCAGGGGTAATTTTAACTTTCGTAGTTTACCCTAGACACGAGCAAGAGACTGTATACAAGTTTGAAACCGTGACAAAAACGGACACTTTGTTTGTCGACAAATTGGAGACAGTTTACATCCCTAAAACCAAGATAAAAACCGAAGTTTTAAGGGATACAATACTAATCGATTTTAAGCCGCAAATTAGCCTGTTTAAGGCCACTATACCTTTCGAGCATGGTAATACATATCTAAGCGGAGAAGTCCTCGGAGAAGTGCTTAAAATGACCGCTACGAACGACTATAAGATACCTGTGGTAACAAATACGATTACGAATACAGAAACCAAGACAATTATTGAAAAACCGAAAGGAATTTACCTCGGTGCAGGAGTTAATTCATTGCTTCAGCCAAATGCTAAAGTTTCCTACTTGGATAACAAGTACTTGTTTCAGTATCAGTACCAGCCAATGGAGAAGATACATCAGATAGGAGTTAGTAAAAAGTTATTCTAAAGGTTAACAAAAGTTCCCAATCTGTGAACTTATAAGTACCCAAGTAGCATACCGTAGGATCTGCTCTTGGGTCATTATTTATTATACAATTCGGATATTATCCGATTTACTTATTTAGGCTTGACAATATCCTTGAGCTGATTAAAAATAGCCTCTGCATTGTCTCCCCAATACATATCACATTTTCCATCTTTAATTGGAGGAACAGAAAAATAGCTTTGCCAATCGCTAGGCTCTGAGGTATAGCGGTAACAAGTTTCTTTGTAGGGACAATTTGTCCCCAGGCATTTTGCGATATCAGGCATATTTTACAATTAATACTGTTTTTGTAAAGCGTGGTTTACATTATCGCTAATCTTTAGAAGTACTAAATAACCAATCAAATCGTTTACCACATCCTCATCATCTTTCTCTAAGCTTCCGTTCTTGATTCTCTTTAGCTTGTCATCGATGCGGATCAGTAGTCCTTCTTTTGCGGACAACTGACTGAACACACCTAAAGGCTCTAATGCAGAGTTTCCGTACTTACGATTCTTCTCAATAAGCATTTTCTCTATGCTATCAAGAACTTCTTCTACCTGGATTGCGAATGGAGGTGTCATATTGTTTTAATTGTGGCATATCTGCCGTAATAAGAAAGGCTACCTGCTAACAACTCACATCCCATTTGTAGGCAGCTGGGATCGCTTAGCCTTGTAGTCAGGGCAGGATCTGAGCCTGCACGCACATCTAAGGTTATCTCAATGTGCCATTACTTTTACAAGCAGTTCCAATGTGTGTCTGCATTCCACCACCTGACTATTTTATTTAACAACTCTCATCACACGGAGACCATCCACAAGTTTTACAAATTTTGGGTGAATAATCACAGCAGTCATAGGCATTACCGTCAACTGTTGGTTCTCCACAATCTTGGCATTCACCATTTATTTCATCTCTCGTATAATCTGTATTAGAACAACACATAATTTTTTATTTAAGTTTAAGGTAGTCAGGACAGGATTCGAACCTGTATCAGACCGATGTGGCCCGCGTCTTCCTCTATTCCGCCACCTGACTATGTGTTAATCTTTAAAAACTCAATCCACCATTTAACTAAACAGGTCGTGAGCAACAGAGACAAA